GTGTAGCGATGCGTCTCATAGAGGCTCGGCGAGCGGTCGTCACGCCATTCGTTGCGGCTCTCAAGCACCGTCCACGCGCCGATCGCATTGCCGCTGTCATCGATCTGCTGGGCCTCGACCTGCCAGATCGCATTAGCGGTCTTCTCTTTGCCGTCCTTGTTGACCCGGTACAGGCCCTGTGGATACCCGATATCGACGGCAAGCTGCGTGGTCGCCGTGCCGGCCGGGTTCGCTACGAACGGACCGATATAACCGCCACCATCGCTGGGCTTCTTCAGCTCGAGGCCTTGCACGGCGTCGGACGTGACGACGTTGTCGGGAAACAGCGTCACCGTGCCGCCCGGCGGAATGACCTCGTACTTTGCCTCGGCGAAGTTATCGATAGGCGTGTCGCCGATCCGGATCTGCTCGATCGCAACATCGCCCTGCGTGACGGCGAACAGCGCAAATAGCGTCTGATCCTTGCCGCTGAACTCGGTGTAGGGCTGCGCGGCATAGTCCGGCGTCAGATTGAAGCGCCCATAGAGCACCGGAATGCTCTGCAGCAGCTTCGCCGTGTTCCCTGTCGCACCGATGCCATAGGCCGTACTGGTGGCATTAGAACTTCCAGTTGCTGGCTTGGGGAGAGGCAGCACAGCGTTCACAAGCATGCTGCCGGCAATGGTGACAGCAGCGCCTGCTACAGCGCCCCAGGTCGCGCCGTAGGCTGCGGCAACCAAACCGCCCGTGTAGATTGACGCGACGGCGACGGCAATCAGCGCGAGCGTCCGCAGCGCGCCACCACCAGCCGGGACGTTAATTACGGTCAGCACCTCGCCGTCATGGAGTGCGCGAGACCACTGGTCTTGCAGGAGGTAGTTCTTGCCGTCCGTTGTGACGACAAAATGCGCTAGACGGCGCAACTTCCGACCACGACCCGACACGAGCCCGTGACGGCGAAGTAGCGTGTCGATCCGCGATCGCCGTGATACGCGATGCTCTACACGATTAACTTGCGGCCGAAATGGGTCGCGGACATGTACCAGCGATGCCTTCATGCTTTCCCTTGGGGCAACAAAAAAGCCCGCACGTGGCGGGCTTTTTTGGGGCCAGAACTATTGACGATTAGGTTCGGCAGGTAGTTGAACCTTCAACAATTGCGTTCTTCGCAGCCTTTAATTCTTTCTCATCCCAGATGCCGTGCCCCCACACGAGCATCTTCACCGAAGTGCCATCGGCACTTTCAGTCAGATTCGCCAGGAGGCCGGTGACGCCGTTCACCGCTATACGGAAATCTGCCTGTGGCTTGTCCGTGTAAAGGTTGCCCTGGATATTTGGACTCTCAATCAAACTACTGGTGTGGCATTGGCGAGCCCAGCGATCCAAGCGACGATATGCCTCCTGGTATCCCACTGGCGCCATGAAGGTCGCTGATGGCCGGTTGGACTCCGTGTCGCTACCGGTAAGACCGTGCACACATCCACTCAGCGCCAGCGCTACCAAGAACCCCGACACTACGTGCATCCCCTTGCGCATCCCCATGCTCCTTATCGAACGATGGTTCAGTTTGCCATGGACTCCGGAGCCGGGGTAATCCGAACGAAGGTGAGCCTGGAGAAGCCAAGAAATCGTAAACACTGAAGCGGTGTCCATACCACCTGCCCGGCGGCCTGGAACGCATGCAGGACCCCAGGCCCGGGGACCTCCAGGTAAATGCCAACATGCGGGTCGTCCCCGCCGCGCATGATCACCCCGTCGCCGTGTTGCGGAAACTGCACCGGCTGCCAATCGCCGGCGGCGACGTGTTCAGCCCACAGCGCCGCGGCACCAGAAATGGTGAGCTCCGGCAGCGCCACGCCAAAGTGCGCTCGAAGGACTGTTCGCAGAAGCCCACGGCAGTCGTAAGCGTCGGGCCCCTCGCCACCCAACCGGTATGGCTTCCCGACGTAGCCGCCTATCTGCTCCGGCGTCACCGTACGAGTCCGGGAAACGCGTCTGGGGTATAGAGTCGACGCGGAAATGCCACATTCGACACGTCATCGAGCGAACAGTCGAATTCGATCTGCAGAAGCGAGACCGACGCCGAAAGCACCTCCATGGTGATCGGCGGATCCATCTGCGGACCGGTGAGATCTGTCAGGAGGTACGGGCGATACGTCACCTCGACGGGCGCCTGCGACGAGGTGGCAGCTTCCAACTGCGCGGTGAGTTCTCTTCCCACATTGTCGATGGTGATCTTCAACGTGGGCGTCTCGCCCTCTTGAAAGCCAGGTAGCTGCACGTCAAAAGCGAACGCTTGGAACTGCACCGTCTGGCCGCCCTGCAGCGGCGCCGTCACCTCGAGGGTCGCGAACACGTCCTCGTTCTGGTTGACCACGCGAAACGCCGCTGGATTGCCGTTGTCATCGACGAACGCCGGGTGTCGGAACTCCAGGGTCTCAACGATCACCTGACCGACGGGATTGCTCGCGTAGGCCTCTTTGAGAGCTTCGGATAGGTCAGCCATTGGACACCGGGAGATTCAACGCCTTGACCGACATGCTTACGCGCCACAGCCCTGCGCCGATCGGCTGAGGGCTGTACATGTCGCTCGTCGACTGGCAGCGCACATTCGAGGTGCCCGCGCCGTTGGTGATCGGCATGAGCATGGGAGCCGACCCTTCGAAGGTCTCGTTCACCCACCACGCCTCGAACTGACCAAGCTGAGCCTGCGTCAGCACGGTCTGCAGCGTTACCGACGACCAGGTGGAGATGAAGCGCCGACGGATGCGCGCATTACCGGCATCCATGTCGGTACGAGCGTTCGGATCGCCTGGCTTGTACGAATAGCCCTCGACGTGCCACCCGGGCAGCGCCGATGGCCACGTTGCGATAGTCGGCATTACAGGTTTGCCCCTGAGTTCACGCCAAAGCGCGTTTGAATGGCGCGCGCGGTCTTGCCGCCGGTCGCGATATCACTGCTGATCGCCTCCAGCACCATGTCGACAACCGCCCGGTTGCCCTGCATACGCGTGCCGGTCACGCGTGGCGCCACCGGCTGCCCGTTGTTGGACACGTTGAGCTCAACGGCCACACCGCTTACCGACCCAACCGCTTGCACGCCCAGCTTTCCACCTGACGTGCGCGTCAGCGGGAAGATGCCTTCCGGACCGGCCTCACCCATCACGTTGCCGCCGTTGGCGTAAGCGCGGAAGAACGTGGGCTTCTCAACGACCGTGCCCGAGAAGCGGGAGAGATCTGGCGATGTGAAGACGTTGCCAAGGGCATTGAAGCCAATGCCCATGCCTGCCCAGGAGGTCGACAACGAGCCGGCACCCGAATAGCTGGAACCGCCGTTCAGCAGATCGCCAATACCGCTTGCGCCGCCCCCGCCGCCAAACAGCGACGGAAAGAGACCGGAGAGGATCTTGGATCCGTACACCCGAAGTTCGAGTCGAATCAGGTCTTGCTCGATGCCCGTGATGAAGTCGGAGAACTTGGCCTTCTGACCGGTGAGCTTGTTGGCCCCAAAGTCGAACAGTGAGTCGAGCCCGTGCTGGACTTCGTTGGTCGCCTGGGAGGCAGCGTTGCCAGCCTGATCGACCCAATTTTCCAGACCTCGCTCGGCGCCCTTCTCCCAATCCTGTTGCGCCTCGGTCTGCCGACGATAGCCTTCGGTGATGATCGCAACGCGCTTATCCGTTGCAGCCTGAAGTGCTGCCACGTCCGCGTCGTACTGGGACTGATCGATGCCGCCCGATTCCCCGCGCGTGCCGGCCTGAAACTTCAGCGCCAGGTCCTGCATCTTGTTGGCCTGGTCTTCCAAGGCCTTGTTGATGCTCTGCTGAAGCTGAAACTGACGATCACCCATGCCGATGCGCGCAATCTCAGCGTTGACCTGCGCCTGCAGCGTATCGTTTGCCTTGTCCAAGGCCTCGCGATATGCATCGATGGCTTGCTGACGCTTCAGGTAGCTCGCCTGCTGTTGGCCCGCCAGCTGGTCGCTTTTGCTGATGGCGTCAGCTTCAACCTTGGACGCTTGCGCCTCGAGCTGAGCAATCTGGCCATCCAATTTGATGCGCTCGGCACCGACCGCTTTGCGGGTCTTCAGTCGATCGATCTCTGCTTGGATCGCCGTGACCTGGTCACCCTCGTTCTTCCAAAGCAGGTCGCGCGACTGCTGGTAATAGTCAGCCTCAGAGACCGCACCCGCCTTGCGGGAGGCGTCCAGTTCAGCCTGGCCGTTCTTGTACGCGTCGACGATCGCCGCCAGCGAGGACTTGAATGCCGCTACCTGGGCGCTCTCATCAGCCTTTCCGGCCGCGTTGGCATCGTGATTGGTGTACTTCTTTTCGATCTCAGCCAACGCCGCCTTCTGGTCAGCGAGATAGGAAGCCTGGTTCTGGGGGTTTGCCGCGATCAGGCTCGCCGTAGCATCTTTCACCTTGGCGATTTCGGCTGCCTTGGCCTGGTCGGCCTTAGCTGAATCCAAATATTTCGTCATCACGTCGGATGCCTTCTTGGCATCCTCATTGATCTTGGCGAAGTCCGCTTCGCGCTGCGCCTGCCACTGCTCGAACAATGCGCCGGCCTGCGAGGACTGCTTCTGGCCGATCAATAGTCGGATGGTGCCCAGGTCGCCGGCCAAGAAGGCATGGTTCGGATCCGAAGTCGACTGTGCCGCCGCGAGCAGCTGCTGATCGTTCAGCGACTTGAGCTGCGGCATCCGGTTGCGGATGGCATCGAGCTGTTTGGTGGCCGACGAGAGATCGTCCCCATTGGTGAACGTGCGGCCGATGCCTTTCATGGCATCCCATGCGGCAGATGCTGAGGCCTTGATCTCGTCCCAGCCACGCTGGATGAGGCCTTGGCTCTGCCGCACCTCCGCAGCTCGCTGCGCGAAGGATTGCGCGGCCGCTGTCTGAGCGATCGCCGCCGCCGTTGATGCGTCACCCTGCGCCTCGAGCGCTTTGATGTTCTCGTACTGCGTCAGTGTCAGGACGTGATACTGCTCGTCGAGCGTGCGGATGGCCTTTACGGGGTCGTCCTGCAGCTTGACGAACGCTTCGACCGATTTGTCGATAGCCTGGCCAGTGACGAAGCTAAAGTCCGCGGCGCCCTGCGCTGCCTCAGCAAGGCGCGTACCGGTCACCTTGCCCGAAGCGATCAGCAGCGTCAGGGCTTCGCGAACATTCCCGGTGCTCTGCGTGGCACGGCCAATAGTGTCAACGTACGCGTTGACCTGGCCCGACGTGACGCCGGCAAAGTTGCCGGTCTCGATAATCGCGCGATTAAGCTTTTCCTGGTCCTCCGCGCCCTGCACAGCTGCCACACCCATGGCGACAAGCGATGCGGTGAGGCTCGCGATGATCAAGCCGATGGGCGAAAGGATCACGGTGAGCACGCCGGCGCGATTGGCCAGCGTTAGGAGCGAGCCTTCGAGGTTCGAGAAGTCGCCGCGTGCGAGTTCCCCGACCAGCACGCCAAGCTCGCGGCGCGCACCGGCGCTCGTCAGCGTGAAATGCCCCATGGCGTGGTCCGCCGACGTGACCTCTTGGCGCGCTTTGGCGATCTTCGCGGCGTAGGAGTCGAAGTCGTCCTGGCTGATGGTCCCCTTCGCGCGCGCGGCGCGCAGCTGGGCTTCGAGGGTGTCGAGCTTCGTGAGCGCGGCGTTGACCGGGTCGATCTGGTTCAGGAGCTTCTGCAGCGACTGCTGCTCTGCCTGGGCGGCCGCCGCTGCGGCCTTCTGAGCCTCGGCTGCATCCTTGGCGGCGATGCGCTCGCGATCGCGTGCATCGGCCGCTTCCTTGATCGCGCGCGTCTGCGCCTGCTTGGCTGCGATTTCTGCCTCGGTGAGAGCTGCGCCGCCTGCCGCTCCGGATGCACCGAACTGTGCGCCGGCGCGGGCCAGCGCCCGGTAGCGAGCGTCGTCAGCACTGGAGCCATCCACGGCAGCGCGCGCGGCGGCGGCCGCCTCCAGCGCGGTTTGCTTGTAGTCGGCAAGCGCCTGGTTGGCACGATACAGCTGGCTATCGCTGAGCGTGACGCCCTTGAGCGAGTCGCCGACCTGCTTGATCGACGCGCCAGCGGTGTCGGATGCCGAAGACACCGACAGCAGCTTCGCCTTGAGGTCATCGATGACCTCGACCGGCAAGCCCTTCGTGGCCGCGGCGTACGCGATCATCTGGGCCTTGTTGTAGCCGATCGTATCCGCCTGCTTGATCAGGCTGTCGACCTGTCGGCGCTGCGCCGAGGTCAGGTTAGCGAGCGCCTGCTGGCCAGCCTGCGAGAAGTCGGCGTATCGATTCTTGGCAGCCGAAATGGCGACATCGAGCTGCGAGCCATCGACTATGAGGTCGAGGCGCGCAGCGCCAATGCCGATGCTGGGTTCGCCGGACATGCGCTATTCCCTATGCAACTCTTCGAGGGCGGCCGATTCGATGACACGCAGGGCGTCCATCATTTCGTCGTATGCGATACCCGACACGCCTTTGCGGTCGAGCTCGTGGAAGAAGACGGTGTAGTCGAGGCCAACGGCGCCCGACGGTCCAACACGCCATTGGGTGGAATACCGAGAGAACAACGCGAGCGGTGGCGCATTCTCGGTCCACAAAGCCACCACCGGCTCCGGGAAGTCCTCTTCCGTGAGGCCGAATTCCGGGTCGGTGACCGGGCGCCGCCAGTACAGCGCCCGGACCGCTTCGATCAGTTTCCCTTGCGGGACACCAGGAAGGCCGTGCTGTAGTCGGCAATGATCGCGGACAGGCAGCCGGGCTGGTGCGCTTGCAGCTTCTGAAGGCTGTCTTCGCAGAACGGCAAGTCGGCCTCCCAGCTCTCCACCAGCTCCTGAACCGCCTCGACCGGGGTCACCTCGCCGGCGCTCAGCTTGGTCATCAGGGCGTCGAACTCGTCGGTGGTCTTGTGCTTGTAGACCAGCGGCAGCTTCTGTTCCCGACCCTGGCCAGTGACGGTGAGCGTGCTGGAAAAGGTCGGATTCGGAATGACGTTAAACATGGTGATCCTTGGAGACTGGTGGAGAGCGAAGCCCGATTACGCGGCCGGGCCGGCGTAGCGGGTGAAACGCGACACGAGGGAGAACGTGGCGGTGTTCTGCATGTTCGTGTTGAGCGCCATCGACGGGTCCGCGTCGAACGACGGATAGACCACGTAGTAGAGCTCGGCCTTGTTCGGGAGCACCGCGCGAAGCACGACCACTTCCTGCGCCTGGTCTGCCTTGTCCAGCGCGTCGTACCAGGCCAGCGCCGGGTCGTAGTCCAGCTTCAGCGTGATGGCCTTGGCGTTCTTCACGGTCGGCCGCTGCTTCTGCTGGTTGCTGCGGTCCTCCACGTACTGCCACTGGAAGAACTGCTGGTCGCCACCGCTCTTGTTGATTTCGGTGACCTGCGACAGGGTGACCCAGTCCGTCACAACTGCGACGGAACCGACGCCCTGGCCGATGGGGAAGAGCGATTCGTCGGTGGTATCGAAGCCTTCCAAAGCAAACGAATTCGCTGTGGCCGCGGAGGTTCGAACGGCGCGCTCGTTGAGCGTGGGCCAGCCGGACGTCAGGATGCCGATCGAACCGTCTTCCGGCGGCGTGACGGCGCTCGCGACGCCAGGGTTGGCATTGGAGATGGCGGTAATGGCAACGGCCAGGGCCAGCGCCTTGGACACCGAGAAAACGGTGCCATTGGGAAACTGCTGCATGTCGGTGTCCTCAGTGGTGGAGAAACAAAAAGCCCGGCACATGGCCGGGCTCGGTGTTGCGATGTAGGTGGCTCAATCCTTGAACCAGATGCCGAAGTCCTGGCGCGTTCCGTAGAGCTTCAGAGCCTCGACATAGAGCGAGGTCGGCGCACCGTAGGGCTCCGCGACCAGCTCACTCGCACAGATCAGTTCCTCAATCGTGCGAGCAATGGCCGAGGCCTCGAGGCGAGTCTTCGACCACACATTGATCTGGAATCGACCGTGCTTGTGATCGGGCATGGTCTTGTCCGTGTACCAACCTGACCTACCGCCAAGCTGCTGATAGGTGGCCAAGGGGAATGCTGGGTTGTCGGGCGTGATATCGGGGCTGACCCTGTTGCCCACGGCCGGCCCAATGATTTGCCGGAGCAGTTCTTCGATCGTCATGCCTCGATATCCTCCGTTTGACCCGCCAGGAGATCGAAAAGGCGCTGACGCCCACGCACGATCATCGCGTCGCGCGCGCGGCCTATGGCTGCATCCAGCGCAGGACGCAAGAACGGCTCGGCCGCAACCCATTTGGGCTGTGCCAGCGGCTTATCAGGGTTCGAATACCACTCGCCGTCTGGGCCGCGATA